TAAAGTTTCCTTCATAATCAATAACATTACCTTCATCATCCTTAATAAGTTTAACTTTTAAACCCATTTGAGCTGCATGTTCCCAATTCCACTTCATCTCAGTAATAATAAATACAGGAAGTTGTCCCATATTTTGTGCTGAAACTGCTGCTTCTAATAAAGCAGTTGTTTTACCTGTATCTGAATGACCTCTAAGTAAAACAATATGTCCCATTGGTATGCCGGGTATTGATGTAACGTCTTGGAATGCTTTAGAAAGTGGAATCCATTCTTGTTCTTTAAACTTTACATTTTGCTTAAGTCCCTTCTTTTCTTTAAAGGAACTTAAGTCAAATTTTGATTTTATTTCTTTGGAGACTGCCTCCTGTAGTGATTTTTTTCTTGGCATATAATTTTATTTAAAATGGTAAATCATCATCATCATCCTTAAACATTGTATCAAATTCTGTTGATTTAGATATTGATTTTTTTCCTTGGTCTTTAATTGTAAAATTATTATCTGATTTACTATCATTATCAAAGCTTACAGGTGGTTCAGATGTGATGCTATCTTCATTTTCATCTTCTTCTTCTGAAATGAATTTTTGTAATTCCTCTTTTAATTTATCATAAGTGTATTTAAATCTTTCTTCTAATAGTGAAGGTTGATTAGTTAACCATTCTTTAGCAACTTTAGCATCTTCATTTAATGGTGTTTGTTTTGGTTTAGGTCTTAAACTTAATGAAAAACCCGGTCTGTCTACAACTTTAGTAGCGTTAACTACAAAATCAAATCCAGCTGCTACATCTGTAAAGTCACCATAATCTTCATCATCAGCAATTGATAACAATTCCATATAAAGTGTTTTACTAAATTCAAATAGTCTAACTCCTTTATCTTCTTCACCTCTAACAATTACAGGAGCAAATACTCTCATTTTAGGTGATAATTTTTTTGCTAATCTCCAGTTATCAGGGTCACTTGTTTTTCTAAGTTTAGCTGTAAAATCAACTATTGGGTCATCTTCTCCCCAATTAGTTAGAGCCATAATAGGAAATTTTCCTACTCCATAATGCATCATAACCTCATGAAATGGGTCATTTGTGACTTTATGTTGAGAAGGAACAAATCTAATTTGATATTTTCCTTCTTGTTTCGGTTTCCAATAAATTAAGGTGTAATCCTTTTTTTCTTTATTTTACGAGTTGGACTGTTTATTTAAGGTGTTCAATCTCGACTTAATAGCGTTTAAATCCATTTAGTGTGTTTTTTTAATTATGATTAAATATAGTAAGAATAAATAAGTAAGCCAAACTAAAGCTCAATTATTTTGTGAATCTTGGTATTTAACTGCTTTAACTCCCCATGTTGAGTCAGTAAAATACAATTTTTGTAGTGTTGCCAATCTATAGGGAATTTTGTATCGACAACCCCACCGTTTAGATTTTTAATAAGTTCATTCAGTGAATTTATGGTGTATAACGTATTTGTTTCTTTTTTTCTATGGACTAAAATGGTGTTTTCTGGAATTGAAGTAACATTACCTTGGTCAACATTATATGTTATAACATATTCATCATTGCTTTTAATATATAAAGCAAAGATTTTGTTATACATAATATTGTATTGGGAAGTAAGATTTTTAATAAGCTCTTCCATCCCCTCTAATGTAGTAAAAGTGCAAAATAATTTGTTATTCAAGTCTTTAATGTTTTGGGGATTTTCAAAATCGTAGTTCACCCTATAAATACTATCTATGTTATTCAAAATCGTAGTTTGTTCCATATTTTAATTTTACTTTGCAATTATATCTATTAAATATTTTTATTATATCTTTTATTAAATATTCTTCATCATCTGCTAAATCAAATAAAAAAGCATCATATGTGTATAATACTAATTTAGTTTTTTTAAATATTATTCTTTTTATTATATGTTTTAACATAAGAACATTAAGTGACGTCTCCAAATTTTGAAGGAGATAATTAAATAGTTTTTGTGGATTCATGTTATCTAATTTATCTTTTTCAAATCTATGTTTAGAAATAAGACATTCAACATAACCATCAGTATTAAATTTTTCCCATAAATCATCTACATATTTTTGTATTTTTTGAAAATACTCCAAATGGCGGTACTGCTTAAAAACACCGCCATAAAGCTGTTTGAAAGTAAGCTCTTTAGATTTTTTATAATCCACTCCATACATTTCAGCAAAGGACTTATGAATGTCATCAGTATTAAATTTATAATCAACAAGATGAGCGGCAAGACTAGGATGATAAGCAGAAATATCAATTTCAACAAATCTATCATTATCTGGTATAAAAGCTTTCCTACATCCATTTTCTTTATTTAATGCTGCAAAATTTACTCCTCCAAATCTGTTGGAGGGTCTTGTTGTTGTTGTTCTGAGATTATATTGTGTGTAGACTCTATCCTTGCTATTATGGTCGAAGTAGTCTTCGAAGATTTGGGAATCCACTCGTATACCATTTTTTTCGATAAATTTGAATACCAATGGTACTGATTGGTTGTAAAATTTGTTGACGGGTTCATTTTTGTACTGTTTTAAATTGTTGTAATTTTTTTCACAAGCTTCATAATGTTTAACTATAGGAATAATTCTATTAATATCTAATTTATCTTTGTATCTTTTGTAATTGTTAAATAACCTATGGGTTTTAGTTGTTTCTTTTTCATAATTAGGAACTGCTAAAGATAAATCAATTACTTCATTACTTCTCCAGTAAAAATGAATAAATTCCTTCTTATCCCAAACGTATAACTTATCAAATTTACTAATTAATTCTTCAATATACTCGTTGTTTAACGCCATAGCTTCACTATGGTTTATAGTTAACATATATCCTTTAGTTGCTTCAAATGGTCTAATATAAACTAAACTAACATTAGTAATTGCAGGGTGAGTTTTGTAAGAATATGGTATAACTTCTATATAAGCTTCCTTATAACCCTTTTTATTAAACTCGTTTAATTGTCTTTTTGCTTCTATTAACCAAAACATATGGCTAAATATAACATCAATATTTTATGAAGCCAAATAATATTTAGAAAAATCTTTTTGAAAGTATGAAGTAAACCCATACCAATTATTTTCTCTTTCAACTAGTTCAACTATATTTTTATTTGATTGGTATACTTGTTTTTCATCCCCTGTTAGGTTCCAAGGTAAGGAAATTGGATTATACAAATTAAAGGTAACTAGGGGATCTTGATTTACATATTGTTGGAATTGAGAAAAATCAATTTCAAGGTATAGTAAGTTATTTGTTCTTTTTAAAAAATATCTTTGAAATTCAACAATTTTATAATCATTTGATGTTGGTAAAGGGGATAAAAATAAAGGTGTTGATTTAACTGGAGGTAATGAGGGGCCTAATGTTAATAAATTATATAAACCATTATTAATAGAACTATTAGGGGTAACAAAAGGTAAATCTCCATCATATCCCTCTACATATAATAATTTATTACTAGATTCTAGGGGTGAGTCTACTCCTAAGATATTTCCTTCAAAAAATTCAGTAGGTATTAATTTTCTATTATCTCCACTTTCAGGAGTATTCCCTGCAAAATATTCATTTGTAGATGTTTTGTAGTATGCTCCTTGGTAACTTTGACCTGTTTGTTCTATAATATATTCCCCTCCATTTGTGAACAGATTAATTTGTAATTGAGATTTAGGATAATACCGGGCCATATTAAGTTATATTATAAATAGGAAATTTATTTTGGTCTGCTTCTTTTTTAGCTTTTTCTATTGTATTTTTAGCTTCAGTTCCACTCCCCCATGATATATGGAAATGGTTAGCAGTTCCTGCTGAGGTTAGTCTTCTATATTCATCAATAAATCTAAAATTTGGGTAACCACTTCCTGCTGCAAAGCCTTTAAGAATTTTAACTATATTATCTAAAGCTTCTTCATTACTAGGTGTAACAACAAAATCAAGTCCTCTTCCTGATTTATGTCTGCTATTGTAAGATAAATTTTGATGATATGCATCATTTCCTCCTGTTACTCTTATACTATAAGTAGGATATAATTCTTTAATCTTTCTAAATAAAGAACTTGCTGCTTTTTCTAATGAGGAAGAAATATCTCCGCCATTATCAATTTCAGCTCCTTTTTCAGTATACCCTAACTCATCTAGAGTAGTTCTTAATTTATTAGCATTTGGACCATTTGTTGAGGCACCTGATCTAATAAAAGGTCTAGATTTTCTTGAATTTTTTGGAACTTCTATTACAGGGGCACTAATAGCGATGGCCATAGTATCTAATGAAGTTTGCCAGTAATTATCTTTAATTAAATGATTTACCTTAGTAACTACAAAATCTAAAGTATTAGGATAGTTAGAGGGTAAAAAATTAGTATCTACATTTAATTTTTGATAAATTCTTATTCCAGATAAACCATCTATATCTAATTGGAGGTTAAAAGGTATAAAACCTGTTTGATTAGACCCTAAATCTTTTCCTAAAGAAGCAGAGGCATGTAAATATTCATTATATCCTTTAATAGTATCTTTATTAAAAGTAATAGTATCAGGAATAAATTTATTATCCTTTACATTTTCAACTGCTTTTGGACCTAAGCCTATAACCCCATATTCTGAGGTAAGGAATTGGGCATATGATGCTATAATATCTTTATATTTTTTTATAAAATCATCATCATTGATGTTGTTGTTTAAAACTTCAGGGTCTTCTAATTCTGCTTTAAACCTATCAATTATTCCTGAGTTCCATTTAGAAAATGCTGTTGATTCCTCTCCAGGAACATATCCTTCTCTAGTAGCTCCAATAATAATCATAGAAGCATACTCCTTAGTTATTGAAGTTTGAATTCCTGCATTTTTAACAAAATTAGATTTAGTCCCATTATACCCATATACTTCAAAAGTATAATCAACATCATCTTCAATTCCTAAATAATTAAATAATTTTTCTATTTGAGGGATAGTTGAGTTATCAATTATTTTGATTTGGTTTGTTTCTTCTTCAACAACTGCTTCTAATTGATTAACGCTCCCTAATGATAAATTAATATCTGTTAGAAGTTTGTTTAATAATGAGTATAAGTTGATTTTGCCTGTTTTATTTCGTAATGAACCAAATAATGTATCTCTTATATAAGAATTATTGATGTAAATATTCATGGTCTGTCCCCATTTAACATTTTTATCACTAGAAGAATATTTATGAAATTGTTCTAAACCTTGAAATATTTTTGAAGGCTTATCCCCTTCATATAAAAAATTACTATTTTTAATAATACAAACTCTAGGGTCTAATGAAAGGGTTTGATTATTAATAGTATAACATATGTTGGTTTTGACATCTGTATCTATTTTAATTATAGATTCTCCATTGGCTACGGGGATTAGGTTACTTTCGAAAAATTTTAAAAAAGCCCCTAATCTAATATATTTTTCCCCTCCATTCATTGTTGTTATAATATAATCAACTTTATCATTAGAAAATTCAACTGATAGGCCTTTAAAATTAGGTAATCTGTTTAAACATTTTCCAAAAATAAATCCTTTATTTAAAGGATCAATTACCTTTATATTATCTGTACCTAAATTTTTAAATTGTTGAGTAGTAGTGGATTTATTATTAACTTTTAACCAATAGTCAGTTTCAAGATCAAATCTACTCCATCTATTATTATGTTGTCCTGTAAAACCTTTTATTAAATTTGCAGCTAATTGTTGAGTAGGATTTCCTGAAGCTAATGATCCTGTAACTGAAGGAGCTTGGGAGACTATGTTTTTTAACTTTTGTTGTATGCCTGTAATATTACTGTTGTAAAAAGGGGAGAATGTAGCATTAATTTGATTAGTAGTTAAAGATTCAATAACATCTCCTTTACTTATTATATCTAATTTTATACTATATGATAAATCTGATTCTAAAGTCCAGGTAAAATTAATAACTGTACCTATTATAGCGTCATAATTACCATTAGAAGTTTTTCTCTTATTCTCAATTTTATTTAATAATTGTGATATAGTTATAGAAGATCTTCTTGAAGAAGCAGCAGAACTAAAAAGAAAATCACTTTCTATTAAAGTTTCTTCCATAGTTTGATATTGGTTATTATTATCAAAATATTTATCATTTCCCCATTCTAGCATTACAGTATAACCTAATCTTAAGTATAAAACATCTATTATATCAAACTGTTGTCTGTTATTAGCTTTAATGTTTATTGTAGATTTTTTTATAGAACCTCTATTTAAAGATTCAATGTTAGCATCTATTATTCCGGGCATTGGTGAATACCCGAATTCAGTTCCTCCTATTCCATAAGCACCATTTGGGTTATTAGGAGAAACAATCCCAGCTCTATCTCCTTTTCTACCTATTCCATTAAATAAAATATATTCTCTAGCTAAAGTTATGCCTTTAAAATCATAAGGTAAATTTATCTCTTGTAATCTTTTTTCTCCTTTTTCTTCAGGGTCTATATAAACTGAAGAGGCTAATTTTGCCCAAGCATTTCTTGAATTTAAGTATTGAATTTGTTCCGGGGTTCTAGAGGTGGAATTTGTACCACTTCCATATATTTCTTGCCTTTTGTTTATTTGTTCAGCGACATAATTTTTAAAAGGTTCTCCTATTATGGCCATAACTCTATTGGTTTAATTTATTATAAGCTGCTATTGTTGGTGTGGGGTTTGAAGGGATTCTTAATTGGGTTCCTACTGTGGGGGTTAAAGAATTTTGATTTAGGGCACCATTAGCATTAGAAATTATCCACCATAAAGATGAATCATTATAATATTGTTGAGCTAAAGTATCAAATCTATCCCCAATAGTGGTATAAACATATATATCGTTAAATGATCTTGGTATTTCAGGGTAACGAACAGTTTTATATATCTGTTCACCATCTGGAGCTATTGTTGTTGGTATTTTACTATATCTATTCATTAATTTTTATTGGATCATCATAATTAGAGTCTGTGGCTTTTAAAGCAATAAATCTTTCAGGACCATACTTAGAAACTACTCCATTTTTTCCACCATATAAATTATTTTGTTTTTCAGGTCTAAATGTATGGATTGGTGTAAAGCTAAATCCAGTTACTTTAACAATATGAGGCATTTCTTTAACTGTTGGGTCAAACCCACCTCCATCATTAATTCCTATTTCCCAAGGAGATTCTTGTGGAACATCTAAAGTCATACTGGATATAAATCCAGGAAGTTCATAACACCATCCTCCTAGAGTTAATTGAACTAAAGGACCACCCATATAACCTGAGGGGCTGTATGTAGGGGCTAAATTAGAAGCTAAAAAATTTAATTTTTTATATTGTGCTATTAATTCAGGTTTGGATTGTGCTGCTACAGTAAATCCTAAAGAAATTGATCTAGCAAACCCTCCATATTTCCAAAAACTTTCACCTCTCCCTAAATATTTTTCTTCATTCCAATTTGCACTATAGGCATCACTAAAATTATCAATATAAGCTCTAAATTGAATATATTCTTTTTCTTGTGGGTTAGTTTCATTTATAGCAGCTATTCTAAACTTTACTAAATCATTACTATTATTGTCAGCTATAGGAATTTTACTTTGGTAAATAGGTTGGGCATTTATTTTATCTACAGTTGAAACTCTACCATTAACTATTTTTCCTGCTGTATAACTAATTATATTTCCTTTTTGACCAGGGGAAGTCATACTGATTCTTGAACCATTTACTCCATCAATTGCTTTAGTTTTTCCTTCTTTAGGTTTATAAGAAGGAGATATTGACATTATAGTAGAGAAATTTGGATCTACTGAATTATCAATTAAAGGTTTTCTAAAGTCTTCTTTTATAATAGCTGTTGAATTTTTAGAATCGTTTTCATTAGTTTGTTGATCAATTCTATTTTGATTCCACGTTAAAGTATTATTATCATTTACTCTATCTGAGTTTTTTAATGATTGACCTTCTTGATTATTAGGATTTGGTTTATAAACACTAGTTATAAAATCTCTACCAAATTTACCATCATTATCATTATTTAAACCTTCAAATAAACGAGGGGGAAATGTTGGAGATAAAGTTTCATATGAGGTTGAAACTCCTATGTTAGTTAAAGGACTGTAAAATTGGGGTAAGGTTGTTCTATCTGTGCCTGAATTTTTTAGTCCTATTTGATATACTGAAAAGTTTTTACCTGAATTTATACCTGTTCTTTGGTCAAAAGAAGCAAATTTAATATCTGTTTTACCTATTCCTAAATCAGAATTAGGACCTCCAGAGTATGAAAGGATATTGACATTATCGTCTGCTAAATTATTAATTTTAGTTTGGTATAAATTAACTAGTCTATTTCCTGTTCCATCTTCCTCACCTATAACTTTAGTTTTAACATCAGTATATGTTCTAACACCTGCTAAGGGATTTAAACCTTGTTTAAATAAATGAGCTCCTGTGAATCCTACCCCTGCTTGGGCTATTGTAGATAAAGGAGTATAAAGACCTTCATTTAATGGTGAATTTTTCCAACTATTATTTGTAGATTGGTTTCCACTTGCTTGAGTAGCAGCTCCTATTCTTGAAAGAAGATTTTCTTTAGCTACAAATAAAACACCTCTTGGTGATTTTAGATCTCCAAAAAACTTTGTTAACCTTACTACATCAGTAGCCGCATCAAGAGGAGCATTTAATCCTCCTCTTAATAGAAAATCAGTTGATTGAGGTACTATATTTCTGTCAATAGGGTCCTTTATATAAGGTTGTCCACTATTTCCATTTCCTGGTCTATCAGAAGCAGGAGGTACCCCAAATTTTAATGATTTTAGGTCTGTTTTTAGTTCTAATAATCCCATTAAAATGAAGCGCCCTCAGGTGTATTGTCTCTGTAATTATTTGCAGGTACTACTCCATCTAAATCTAATACAGATGGTTGTGGTTTATTTGGTACATTTGGTATTCCATTTATAGAATATGTATCCTGTAATTTTGATTGATCAGTTGCACCTACTGGTGTAGAAGGTGTTGAGCCATTTCCTTGTGATAAAGGTGATCCTGCTCCCGCTGTTAATTTATCTAGTAATCCCATGTTTTTTGTTTTTTAATGTTTATTATAAATATTATTGAGTTGAGTAATTTGAAATTGATAATGCTTGCCCTACTTTTTGTCCATCTAAAGTAACAGTACCTCCTGCTTTAACCGCACTTATTAATTCTTTTAATAATGAATTTGTTTCAGAGTTTCCACCAAATCCTACTGAATTAGCTTTACTTAATGGAACTACTGCTTCTGGTTCTCCACCTTCACCTATTATAGCATTTGTTGGTCCTGTTACTATACCACCTGTTGCCATTTCTACAGGAGCATCTTGAGTAAATGATGATAAGGTTGGAATAGATGATACCATATCTGAAAAACCAAAATCTGATTTGAATAAACTTCCAACAAAGTCACCTATTCTAGCTAAATACCCTAACATAGCTTTTACAGGAGTAAGTACAAAATCTACAAATGCCGCACCCATTTTCATCCATGTACCTACAATATTATCCTTAAATACGTTTACAGCACCTAATAAACCATCATCTCCATCAAAAGCCTTTTTCATTTTTTGAAGTAATTCTAATATGGGTGTGAAAAAATTCCCTAAACCTTCTAATAAGCCTGAGATAATTTCGATAGCAACTGTAAGTCCACCAAATACCATTTGAATTTTCATCGATATTGTTAGTACAAACCCTAATATTTTAAAAATAGGTTGTAAACCTTTTAATAAACCAGGCATCATTGTCATTAATTCATCTATCATAGGAGTAAAAGCTTCAGCTAATAGCATAAATAAATCTCCCATTTTTTCTTGAAATTTACCCATTTTTTCTGCTCTAGTTTGAGAAAGTAATTGAGCAGTTAAAGTATCATCAACATGATTGGCTACTAACTCTTGCCTAGCTTGTTCAATTGTATATCCTTCATCCATCATCCTATTAATTTCTTCTTGGGCTTTAGACATGCTTTTATAATCTGAATCTTTTATTTTAGCTAGTGTTTCTTGTTCTAAGAGCATACCGGCTAAATCTTCTCTTTGCATTCCAACTGATTTAGCTATTGCTTCTTGTTGAATTCTATTCATTTCTTGAAATTCAGCTGCTGAACCTACATTTTTGGCAATTTCTTCAGATAGTGTAGCCATATTATTATCTAAAGCGGCTTGTCTTGCTTTTTCTAAGTTTAAATCTTTCCCTAATAATAATTCTGCTTCTAATTCTGCAGCTATAGAAGATTCAAAATCAAGTAAAGAAGAGGCAGTACTATCTAACTGACTCATTGTTATACCGAATTGTCTAGCTTTAAAAACTGCTTTAGTTAATTCTTCAACTCCTCCTTTAGTAGCTAAAAAAGTAGCTTTAGAAGCTGAAGCTACTCCTTCTTGAATTTCTTTTAAACTTAAATTTATACCTGTTTGGCCAACCATTTCCTCAGTAACTTTAGATACGATTTGAAGTTGGTCTTTCATTGAAGTTCCTGCTCTTAATGATTCTTTTGCAAAGAAAGACATTGCTTCAGTAGATAAACCAGTTCTTTGTTGAATTAATGAAAATTCTTCCGCCATTTCAGCTGAGAATTTAACACTAGTACCTAACATTTGATTCATTTCCATTTGAGCTTTTACTAAATCTTTAGTAGAAACATCTAATTCTCCTGTAGAATTAGCAGCTTGATTCATACTTTTAACTAAAGATTCTCCTTCAGCTGCTGATACTCCCATACTTTTAGCTACTTCACCTGAAAGTTGGTCTAATTGTTTAAAAGCTTTAACTATCTGTTCTATAGCCATTGCTATTAATGCAGCAGGGCCAAAAGCTTTAGATAAATTAGCTCCTATTTTTCCCATCATATGGGCTGCAACTTGTCCTTTTTTTCCTGTCCCCCCTAAACTGGCGGATAATTTTCTCCCACTAGCAACAGCATCATCTATACCCATTTTATCACCTAAATCACCAAGTCCTACTTTCTTTAAGATTCCTCCTAATCCTTTTAAACTAGTACCCATATTCCCCATATTGGATTCAATATCTTCTGCCTTTTTGACAATTTGAGCCATTTCTTTATCTACATCTTGTAAAGCAATAAATTGTTCTTCATATAAGTCAAGTAATATGAGTTCCTGTGTTGAGTAGGCCTTTCCAGTTTTAATTGCTGCTTCCCTAGATGTCATTTGACCCTTTAGTACTGCCTCAATATTTTGGTTGTCTTTTAAGATTATACCTAAGGCTTGTCTGTATTCAGTAGTAAGATTTTTCTTTTTTTGGTCTAATTTTAATTGAGATTTTGTTAAATCTTCTATAGATTTAGTTCCATCTAAAATATCATTTATGTCTGTATCTATTTCTCTTGTAATATTAGCTATATCTCTAAAAGCTTTTGTAGCTGCTCTAGCTTGAGTACCTATACCAAAAACTTCTTTGGCTGATTTTTGGACTTCATCAGTAAAATCTCGAGTAGCAAACAATAAATCATCCATTGCTTGCTTAGTATCATTAATATTTTTTTTAGTATTACCGTTAGCCATTAGTCTAATATTTGGGTATAAATATTAATTAAACTATTTTTTAGTAGACTTTGTTACATATGAAGGTGCTTTAACTGGAGTACTTTTTATAGCTTGTTTTATATGCTCAGGAATATTTTTACTTCCTATATCAACTGAATCAGAGGAAGATGTAGATTTTTTATAAGCATCGGCTTCTGCCTGTTTACTACTAGCTATTTGAGTGTGAGTTAATCTTCTTAACCAAATAGGAAAATTGTATACGGTATGGAAATCATATCCTCCTCCACCATAAAATATAATCTCATAAATTTGTTGAAATAAAGTAACTCTATACTGTGACGTCAGGCCAAAAAAACCCGGCAGTCATAGGCATGTTGGCGTCCTCCTCATCACCTCTTTCATTAGTATAACTAAAAGTTAAATTAATGTCTGGTTGGGTTAATTTAATATGTTCTCTTAAAGCTCTAGAATCTCGAGCCAACATGTATTTGTCAACAAACTCCCTAATTGATTTTTGATCATCATTTCCATCTACTGAAGTAATAATATGTTTAAGTCTTGTTGACAATTCTGGGGAAGATGTTTTATGAATTTTTTTAATTCCTTTTAATTCTTGTTTAATTTTATTATCATCTCCTTGAGTTAATATTTTATATGTTATATCAATTCCTGAGTGTGGAAGTTTAAAAGCAAATAAGTTAACACCCTTTTCAATTACACCTTCTTCTAAATATTTTAATTGTAAGTCTGAGAGATCAATTGTTACTTGCTCATTATTATATTCAAATGTGTAGTCTTTCCCATACCCTAAGATACGTGCTGCAATTAAAATAGCATTTTTATCTCCTATAATTAAATCGTTAAAATTAATATCACTAACTATTACAGCTTGAAGTAATTTATCTAAAACAGTGCCATTTTTAATTAGATTTTCATTTGTTAAAATATCTTCTTCCTTAGCGGTCATGTATTTCATTTCTATTTTTCCACTTGATAAGGGATTGTCTTTAGGATAAATTAATCCTTTTGATGGTAATTCAACTTCTTCAGTTGGGAATTTAAATTCACTCATAATCTTTTATTTGGTATAACTTAATTTATTATAAATACCAATATAAAAAAAGAGCTTGACATAGCCAAGCTCTATTTAAAAAATATGTAGAAAAGTATTAGAAATTTAATACCGCATAATCAATAGATAATTCAACTGATAATTGAATTGCTGAATCAACTGTATCCCAACTGTATTCACCAAAATTAGTATTAACAACAAATGATCCTTTTAAAACCCACTCTGAAACTATATCTCCTACAGGACCTAAAACATTAACTGTTAAATCTTTTTTATAAAAATCAGAATAACCATCTCTACCTGTAACTGATTCATGATGTAATCTTACCCATTCCATTACTGCTTGAGCACCTGATGGTGTAATAGGATCAAATAATGTCATTGTAACATTTTGCCATGTTGATTTACCTTTAACTTTTCTTTCAACGTTAATGTGATTTAAAACAACAGGGTTTTGTTGTAATGTTATTGCACTTATACCCTTAATCATAAAGCTTGGAATCCCATCCATATAAAGGATGAATCTATTAGCTTGTTTAGGTTCAAACGCTGTGAAAAATATTTCATTGGGATCTAATACTGCCATTTTTATTGTTTATTTTCAATTATAAATATCTAATTTTTATGTTTTTATGCCGGGAAAGTAGCTCCAGTTGGTAAAACATTGAAATCTAAGTAAATAAATTCTGCTGTTTTAGTTGGTTGGATATAAATTTGTCCTACTAACTCATTTCTATCAATAACATCTGGTGTGTTATTTGAGTCATCCATTACTACTTTAAAGGCATATAAACCTTGTCTTTGTTGTACACTTTCTAAATATGGATTAACTTGGCTTAAGAAATTGTTTCTTGTAGCTATTGTATTTTGTTAAAATACTAAGTTATCTGCTATTTGAGAAATATATGATTTTAATTCTATTAACAATCTTCTAACATTTACTCTATCTAAAGCACTTGCT